TGGGGGGCAAAACAACATCATCGCCTATAACGGCACCGCCTCTGCTCCAACTGCGAATTCCACCATCGCAACGATTGCAGGTCTGTCCGGCTACAAGGTTCTTACTGGAAATGCGGCATCGCGTTATACAGACCTAAGTTTTGTGCCTCAAGGCGTGTATGGCTTGCCTGACAGTGATACAAACAATGACGCCTCAGTTAATGCCTACCAATCGTTTTTGATGCCCAAAACGCTGGAATATCACAGCGCAACCGGAGCAGCATCTAGGCAAGATAACCTACCGCCTATTCTGAATTTGCAACAGCCTGGATGGTCGGCAATCTCTTCTTTCAGAACGCATGTAAGCGCGACGGTCCCTGAACCATATTTGCAAATCTGGACTAGCGACTATGAAGGCGGTACATACACGCTGGTAATGAAGATTCGCAACTATCGAGCAGCAACGGGCATCCCGAAAAGCTGGTTTGTTGACCAATCAGGCCGGGTATGGTTTGGCGGCACATTTGGTGGGGGAACGCAGTTTGTTTCTGGAGGAACTGCGGCTCAAATCAATTCAAGCTCTGTCTGTCTAAATGTTGTGCCTCGAACAGGGCTCACGCTGCCTATTGTTTACGACGGCCCATAAATATCACCCGCTTCGGCGGGTTTTCTTTTGCCCAATTCACTAGGATTTGCAATAAGTATTTACCCCAAGTATCATTATCACCACAGGCAACCGCTGGGCCTTTAATCAGTGAGTTAAGAGGGTGATTAATGGACGAAACAGAAGTAATTGAAACGCCAACGGATCAACCCGAGGCTGTTGAGAATGAGGAAACTCAAGTCAAGACAGAGCCGGAATCCGAAGAAGTAGAAATTACGATTGAAGGCGAAGAGCCTGACCCGAAGGAACCTGAAGAGGCGCCGGAATGGGTTAAGGAAGTACGTAAACAAAACCGCGAGCTTCAGAAGAAGGTCAAGGAATACGAGGACAAGCTAAAACAGCAAGCAGAGCCTAAAAAGCCTGTCCTGCCGCCTAAGCCGAAACTCGCAGACTTTGATTTTGATGAGGACAAGTTTGAAGCTGCAATGACTGATTGGTTTGAAGCCAAGAAGTCAGTAGAAGCTGAAGAACAACGGGTTAAGACTGAGCAGCAAAAGGCCCAGGAAGCTTATCTAAAGCGTCTTGAAGACTATAACGAACGCAAGGCAGTATCTCGGCTAAAGGATTTTGACGATGCTGAAGAGCAAGTTAAAACCACCCTAAACCCGATGCAGCAGAGCATTATCGTTAAGCACGCAAAGGCACCCGAGCAGGTTGTTTATGTACTGGGCACGAAGCCTGAGAAAGCCAAAGAGTTTCAATCCATTCAAGACCCAATCGAGTTTGCACTAGCGATTCGAGAACTGGAAAACAAATTGAAAGTAACGCCCAAAGTTCAAAAGCCTGCGCCAGAAGTTATTCCCACTGGCTCTTCCAAGGCTTCAGGCGCTGACAAGATGCTTGAACAACTGGAGGCTGAGGCCGAGAAAACGGGCGACCGCAGCAAGATCCTCGCTTACAAGCGAAAGCTGCGTGCTGAACGAACTTAACTCATTTGAAAGGTAAATCATGTCTAGCTTTAGCAAAGAAGAACGAGTTGCATTTGACCTGCTGCTTGAAGGTTTCGACGACCAGTTGGTTATCTCCAAGCTGTTCAACAAATTCAGCTTCCCCGGCGGCGATATCGAGGCCGAACGTGCGCTGAATACCATTTGGCGCCCGCAGCCGTACATTGCCCAAATCTTTAACGGCATTGACCAAACGGCCAACTTCAACCGCAATTACACGCAGTTGTCTGTCCCCACCTCGCTGAGCTATCAGAAGTCGGTCCCGTTCACCCTGTCGGCTACTGAACTGCGTGACGCTCTGCAAGAACAGCGCATTCAAACTGCAGCCGCTCAGCGTGTTGCCTCGCAGATCAATGTGGACTGCTCGAACCTCGCTGCGCTGCAGGGCACGGTTGTGGTCAAGCGCACTGCCGCTGCAACGGGCTTTGACGATGTGGCGCCAGCTGATACGGCATTCAACCGTCACGGTGTTGATATGGCTAATCGCAAGATGGCCCTGTCTTCGTCTGATTACAACTCGATGGCTAGCAATCTGGCATCGCGCCAGACCATGACGGGCAAGCCGGTTACTGCATACGAAAAAGCATATGTTGGTCAAGTGGCAGGTTTCGATACCTACAAGCTTGACTATGCATACCGCCTGACCGCTGCTGCAGGTACTGGCGTGACTGTCAACGGTGCTAACCAGTACTACACCCCGAAGGCCACCAGCACGGCAGGCACGGGTGAAATCAGCAACGTGGATAACCGCTATCAAACCTTGGCAGTTACCGTCACTTCTGGCACTGTGAAGGTTGGCGACTGCTTCACCATCGCTGGCGTTAACGAAGTCCACCACATCACCAAGGCCGATACTGGCACGCTGAAGACCTTCCGCGTGACTGCGATTATCTCGGGTGGTGGCGGTACGGGTAACATCCAGATCAGCCCCCCGATTATCTCGGGTGGTGGCGCAACCGATGCCGAGCTGCAGTATCAAAACGTGAGCGCAACCCCGGCAAACGGTGCTGCGATTACGTGGCTGAATACCGCCTCGACTACGGTTAACCCCTTCTGGCAGGGCAACGCCTTCGAAATCATGTCCGGTCGCTACATGCCGCGTACTGATTCGGGTCTGGCTGTGATGACTGGCTCGACCGATAACGGTATCTTCCTGACGATGACTCGCCAAGGCGATATCAACACGCTGAATACGAAATATCGTTTCGACGTTTTTTACGGCATTGTTTGCACTCAGCCGGAAATGGCGGGGTTGATGCTGTTCTCACAAATTTAAAGTAGCCGTAGCATTTACCAGTCTGTTCTGGTAATATAAAGCCTCCCGTAACAAGGAGGCTTTTTTGTTTACTATCTACAAACTCACATTCGCATCAGGCAAGTCTTACATCGGGCAGACTACCCGCAAGCTTCAAACGCGCATCACTCAACACAAGAACAGCACCTATGCAGGCTCAATGCTTGCTGTTCATTGCGCATGGAGACTATACGGCGACCCTATCTCAATTGAGGCAATCGGCACATTTGACAGCCAAGAGGAATTGAACGAGGCCGAGCGCCAAGCTATCGTTGCTCAGAAAACAATGAGCCCTGACGGCTATAACGTCGCTGTTGGTGGCGAAACAGCCCCAAGCAAGAGCCCTGAAGTTGCTGCAAAGATCAGTGCAAAGGCAAAAGGGCGCAAGCATTCGGAAAATACAAAAGAGCGTCTAGCCAAAGAAACGGCAAAGCGCTGGGAAGATCCTGAATACGTTCAGCGCATGAAAGAAATGGCAAAGGCTGTCACTAATAGCCCTGAGTATAAGGAGGCGGCTAGCCAGCGAATGAAAGAACGCTGGGCCAAGAAAAAGGCAGACGGTTGGACGATGCCGGAAGAAACCAAAGCAAAAATGCGTGGCAAAGTTCGCTCCGAAGAAACGCGCATGAAAATGAGCAAATCCGCAAAGCTGCGCAAGCGTGAGCCATTCTCGGAAGATACAAAAAAGAAGATGTCAGAGAATGCAAAAAACCAGGCCGCCGACTTGGAATTTTTGGAGCGTCGAGCTGCCGCAATTAGCGCGGCGATGAATAAAAAAGACAAGCATTTGCCAGCCAATGTTTATGAAAGAAGCGGCAAATTTATTGGGATCTTTTCAATAAAAGGGTTTTCTCATTATGCTGGTGCTTTTAATACGCCTGAGGAATGCAAGTCTGCGGTAGAAGCCAAAAAGCAAGAACTACGCAATACTCCAAAACCCTAATACAATCCCGCAAAAGGAGCGAATATGTCCCAAATGCTTTACAAGCCCGGCAAAGAGATTAAATGGGAAGGCCTGCTTCTCGATACTCTCATTGTTTCTGAGGCTGATATCGACTCCAAGCTAGCCGAAGGTTGGCGCCTTACTCCTTTCGATGCTTACACGGTCGAGCATGAGCCGGCTGACGACAAGTCCCCGCCGACCCGTGCAGAAATGGAACAGAAAGCCACAGAGCTGGGCCTGAAGTTTGACGGTCGCACCACTGATCAAAAGCTTGCTAAGCTGATCGAGGAAGCTCTGAAATGAGCCTTACAAAACGCCAGTTAATTGATGAGGCGCTAGCCGAGCTGGCGTTGTCCCCTGAGTTTTACGATGTGACTCCGGGTCAGTATCAGCGGGCAATGACGCGCATGGATTTGATGGTGGCGAATTGGCAGAATAACGCTATTCGCATTGATTACAACCTAGCAAATCCCCCTGGATCTGGTGATCTTGATGACGATAGCGGGGTGCCTGATATCTCGCAGCTTGCCGTTGTTTTAGGCACAGCGAAGCAAATCGCCCCGATGTTTGGCAAATCGCCGAGCGCCGAGACTAATCAGAATTTCAAAGACGCTTACGACAATCTGTTTCAGAATGCCGTGGCGATCATTCCTGAGATTCAACGCCCCAACACTCTTTCTCGCGGTGCTGGTCAGAAATACTGGCGCGTTGGCACTCGATCCCCGTTCTATCCGGCTCCTGCTGAGCCTTTGACGGACGGCGCTGAATCCGAAATCGAATATTCGCCATCCTACGTACAAAGCGAGGCTACAAGTGGCAACACCTAATCAATATGCAACCAATGGAACCCCGTCAGCAAGCGACCTTTTGCTGTCATGGTCTACTGGAAACTCCGATACCCGCAAAATCTCGTTTAGCGCGTTCGGAACATGGCTGCAGTCTTATCTAGGCGGATCGTCCAGCGGAGTGCTTAAACAGTACTACGCGCCCGCCACGACTGGTTTTAATGTCGTCATTTCCCCCGCAGTAAATGGGCAGTCTGTGCGCCTTCTGATGACTCCTACAGGCACCTTGGCTGCTGGGACTATTACTTTGCCTGTCGCCTCTACCTGTGTAGATCAGCAATACGTTGTTGTTACGTCAACTCAGACAGTTACAGCGCTAACTATCGCTCTCAATGGCGCCACGGCAGTCAATGGCACGCCTACCACCATTGCAGCAAATGGTTTCTTTTGGCTAGAGTATGACAAGCCGTCTAACTCTTGGTATCGCATTGGATAAGGATTAAATATGTCTGCACTACAGCCGTTTTGCCCAGCATATGGGTCTACGCAATCTGTTACTTTGGTGGCAGCTACTCCTGCAGCTTTGAATTTCCCTGCAACGGTTTCAAATCAATTCAACATCCTTGCTATCGGCACTGCAGGGCAAGTTGTTTATGCCAAATGGACCGACGCAACCAGCACGGCCAATGCTTCTGCCGTTGATATGCCTATTGCCCCGACTACTAGCGGGACGAATGTCACGTTGACGAAGGGCGGGAATCAAACTCGGCTTTCTCTATTTTCTCCTGCTGGCACTCCGACTGTCTATGTAACCCTGGGCGAAGGCTGGTAAGCCGGGAATCCATGCAAGTAAACATCTTCAACGGCGCGTTTACGGATGGGCAAGGTGACTATAGAACCTCTTTGCCCGTTAATTTTTTCGCCATTGCAAAAGAGACAGGTCTAAGCAAGGGATATCTTCTCCCTGCAGACGGGATTACTCAATGGGGGGTAAGCCAAGGACCGGACCGGGGCGGGATCAATTGGAATAATCAATGCTACCGCGTGCAAGGCCCTAAGCTGGTTCGGATTGACTCGAATGGTTCGCTAACCGTTCTAGGTACGATAAACGGCACCGGCCCTGCGACGATGGATTACAGCTTTGATCGGCTGATCATCCAAAGCGCTCCTTATCTTTACTACTATTCGCCAACGTTGGGAGTGGCGCAAATAACAGACGCAGACTTGGGGCAATCTCTCAGTGCCCGTTGGTTTGCTGGGTATACGGTTTCCACCGATGGGACTTCTGTAGTAGTTACAGACCTAAACGATCCATTTGCTGTAAACCCTCTTAAGTATGGGTCTTCAGAATCTGACCCGGACAAGATTACAGGTCTTGAGCGGCTTCGTAATGAACTTTATGTTCTGAATCGAAACACTATTGAAGTGTTTCAAAACATTGGAGGTGGTGGCTTCCCATTCCAGCGGGTCGAAAGCGCTCAGCTTATGCGCGGCACTCTAGGCTCTCGAACATACTGCATCTTTGATGAAAAGATCGCATTTATGGGCGGGGCTAGAAATGAGGCAATAGGTGTTTATCTTGCCGTTCCAGGTGAAATGAAGATAAGCACCCGCGAGATTGATTTACTCATTGCCGAGCATTCAGAATCTGATCTAGCTAATTGCGTTATTGAAGCGCGAGTGCAGGGCGATCAAAAGCTTCTGTATGTCCATCTTCCAAACAAAACATTGGTATATGACCTGAAGTCTAGCAATGACGCGGGTCAGCATATTTGGACTATTCTTTCCTCTGCAGTTAACGGATATTCTCGTTATCGAGGTGAAAACCTTGTTTACTGCTATGGAAAGTGGATATGCGGCGATCCTACCTCAAGCGTGTACGGCTATTTGGACCGGGGAGTGTCCTCCCATTATGGTCAAACAATTGGCTGGCAGTTCTCTACTCAATTCCTGTACAACGATACAGCCGGCGCAATCATTCACCGCCTAGAACTTGTTTCAGCGACTGGCACGGCGGCATTCGGCATTGATCCAACTATCTGGACTTCATACAGCCTAGACGGCATTAAATGGAGCGTAGAGCGGCCAATTTCAGGAGGCAAGCGTGGGGACACAGAGAAGCGTCTGGTGTGGCTTCAGCAGGGATCTATGCGCCGTCAACGGGTGCAAAAGTTCCGAGGCACATCAGACATGCATGGGGCATTTGCTCGATTAGATGTTGTTGTAGAACCTCTATAAGCATGAATTCCTCAAATATCCCCCGCGAGTTTCTTGCGCAGCTTACTCAAAACCCTCGAACGATTCGATATCTTGAGGATTTGGGAACTGATGTTATTTCAACGCTTCCCGAACTGATAGAAAGCGCCCAACTATCAGCGGATGAGGCCGGCTCTATGGCTAACTCTGCCATGTCAATAGCAATCAATGCATTTGATGCGGCACTGAACAATATTGAAAATACTGTAAATTCGGTATCTGCTGACTTGGCAGAGCTTAAAAAGAATATTCCGGACGACAACGCGGCATTTATCCAGCCTTTGATTGCTGATATTGCCGAGATTAAGAAAGCTGGCAGCATGAAGCCAAAACGAATAATCAACGCTAGTATCACTATAGGTGCTGGTAATTCGTCGGACTTCTATACGATCATTCCGCCGTGCGTTTTGGCTTCGACTATTATCACCAATAACGGGCAATCAGCTCCTGCGGGAACCCCTGTTGATTCCGCGAGTATTGCTCTTGAATTAACCAACGCGTCAACTATTACAGCCAGACGTGGCGGCACGTCAAATAATGTGACTGTCTATTTCCAAATGGTGGAATATTAATCATGACTACTACGCCTAAAATCCTTGTTGAATTTCAGGATTTGCTTGTAACGGCAAATGATTTCTATACCTCTCCAACATCTGGAAAAGGGACGTATATCGATAAAATCACAGCCACAAATCACGGCGCCGTCACATGCACGGTAAATGTTTGGCTGGTTGCTTCTGGCTCGTCAGCCCTGGATATAAACAAAGTTATATCAAGCAAAAGCCTTGCATCGGAGGAAACTTATACATTCCCTGAAATTGCAGGGAAGTTTATAGCCCCAGGATCAAAAATAACCGCGCTCTGTTCAGTTGCTGCATGTACAAACTTTGGTGTTAGTGGCCGGGAAATCACATGAAGCAAATAAGCCATGAAGAAGCCTGCAAAAAGCTGTCTGAATGGCTCAATGTTCCATTTGATGTAATGTCTTCCCGCCTCAAGGACTACACCTTTACGGAGGTTCGAGGCGCGATCATTTCTTGTCGCGGCCCCGAACTGCATGCAACCGCACCAAATGAATTACAGGGCAAGTGGTTTGGAAAAGATGTAGTTAGAGAGATAATGAAACCAATACTTACGCAGTACGGCTATATCAAGACCACTGTCCCAAACGGCTACCCAAAAGGTCTAGAGTTTGTGAAGCGGCTTGGTTTTAAGAACGTAGGCGGGATTAATTGGGAATTGAGGTGCTAAATGGGTTTTGAATGGTTGGAGCCTGTAGCCACAATTGCAGGGAGCTTTCTGCAATCCAATGCACAGCAAGACGCTGCTAATACAGCGGCGGGTGCTCAAACTGAAGCGGCCCGCATGGGGATTGAAGAACAGCGCAGGCAGTTTGATGCTGTCCGTCAGTTGCTTTCTCCCTATGTCAACGCTGGCACAGGAGCCTTGGGGGCGCAGCAAAACCTAATTGGTCTAGGCGGTGCAAATGCTCAGAAGCAAGCTATTGAAGCGCTTCAGCAATCCCCGGAATATCAAGCTCTATCTCAGTCTGGACAAAACGCCATCCTTGCTAATGCCTCTGCGACGGGTGGGCTTCGTGGTGGTAATGTTCAAGCGGCTCTCGGGCAGTTTCAACCCCAATTGCTCTCTAGCCTTATCAACAACCAATACTCGCGGTTGGGTGGGTTAACTTCCATCGGGCAAAACGCTGCCGCTGGTGTTGGTAATGCTGGTATGCAGACCGGGACCAATATCGCCAATCTATACGGCCAACAAGGCGCAGCGCAGGCCGGTGGCGCTCTTGCGGCTGGTCGGGCTCAAGCAGGGCTGTTTGGTCAGCTTGGAGAATTGGCAGGCTTGTACAGCGGCGGATTTGGTGGGCCACCTCCGTCTAGTCTTGGTGGATCTCAACCTTATTCCGGAATGGACACTTCACAGTTCGGCAATTATCTGAACTGGGGCACCCCTCCTATTTTTCGTGGTTGATATGCAGCCTTACGATTACTCCTCGCAAGTCCAAGTTCCTGGCATCACGGATTCATACCTAAAGGGCGTGAATCTTGGAATCGCTCGGGATAACGCTCTGTTGGCTCAACAACAGAAGCAACTTGCTATCCAGGCAGCTCAGCAAGAACAGCAACGGCAGCAGTTTTTGACTGAGTTTGTACAAAAGCAAAACCCATCTGGCTCTGACTATGCAAAACTAATCTTGATGGACCCGAAGAATTCGGCGGCTATTAAACGTTCGTTTGATGCAGCTAGCCAAGGTCAAAAAGAAGCTGCGTTTACTCAAGGCTCCGAGCTGTTTAGTGCTATCAATTCTGGAAACAATGAGGTTGCGAAGAACCTTTTGGATACACGGATTGAAGCAGCTACTAACGCAGGGGACCAATCTACGGCGAACCAGCTCCAAACACTCAAAGGTGTTTACGAGCAGAACCCACAGACAGCCAAAGTAATGCTTGCATCGCTGCTGCACGGCATTGATTCTGATCGGGCTACGAAGATCATTTACAGTGCCAACAAGCTAGCACTGGCCCCGATTGAACAACGAAAGGCCGAAGCAGAAGCCACTAAATCTGAAACAGAAGCTAAGTACATTGATCGTCAGCAATTGGCTGACCTTGAGCAAAAAGGTTGGAACACAAAGAAGCTCGCTGCTGAGATTGAGAATTACAAAGAATCGCGCCGGCTGGAAGCGATGAAGATCGCTATTAGCAAAGAAGACAACGCACTGAAGCGGCAAGAACTTGGCTTGAAGATCCAAAAGCAAACGCAAGACCTTCAAGACCAAGCGCGGGAAAAGGTTGCGGCGGTTCAGTCCGGATCGTCTGCGATTGATAATCAACTCAATACGATTGATCGACTGCTTCAAAATCCTTCGCTGGATTCTGTTGTCGGCTCTATTCAAGGCCGAGTGCCTGCGTTTATCTCTGATGAAGCAAATGATGCAATTCGCCTACTTGAAACGGTTGGCTCGCAGTCTTTCCTATCCATGGTTCCCACATTGAAGGGCACAGGTTCTTTGTCAAATGCAGAAGGTGAAAAACTTCAATCTGCTTTGACCAATTTGTCTCGCGTTCAATCTGAAAGCCAACTTCGGTATAACTTGAAAGACGCGCAAAGGCTTCTTTTGAAAGCTCGCAAAACGCTGGAAACCAAGTACGGCGCGCCTGCTGGCGCTCCTGATACTCCCGCAGTTAATCCTAGCGGTGCAGATATTGACGCACTCCTGAAAAAGTACGGCGGTTAAATGGCAACCATCCAAGAACTTGAACGGGCGCTTGTAAATGCAGACAAGGCGGGCGATGCTGACGCTGCCCGCAAAATTGCTGCGGTTCTTAGCCGCGCTCGGCAAGATTCTGCTAATAGTATTCCTGGCATGGGCGTTCCTGGCACTACTCCAGAACCGCAGGAGCCAACGCTAGGCCAGAAAGCCACCGGAACTGGTGAAGCGCTCCTATCCCTTGCTACTGCTCCTATTGGGCAGGTGGCAGGGGGTCTTAGTGCGGCTGATGCTCTTATCCGTGGTATCGGGTACAAGTTGGCCGGGATTACCGCTCAAGCTCCGGATGCAACCAAGGCTTATGAACAAGCCTCCCAAGCTCTTACATACGCCCCAAAAACCCAAACGGGTCAAGAGTACCTGCAAGGCGCTGTAAAGACCCTAGAACCCCTTCAAGCCCTTCCAGGCATCCAAGGAGAGGTCGGGGCCTTGAGCCAAGCCATGCGAGGCTTGAAGACTCCTGCGCAAGTCACGATGCAGGCGGTTAAGCCTGCTGTGGCTGAAGCCGTCCAAACGGTGAAAAGCGCTATTCCTTCTGCTGTTGAATCTCCGTTCGGTAAAGGGTCCGTTGGCGCTGCAGAGACTCCGCAAGCCCTTCAACGTCGATTGACTGCTGAAAGCCTCCCTGTTCCGTTTGAAGGTGAGTCTGCTTTGACCAAAGGTCAGGCTACGCGGGATTATGGACAACTGCAGTTCGAGAAAGAAACCGCCAAGCTCCCGGACGTTGGCGCTCCTTTGCGTGAGCGGGCCGCAGTTCAAAATGCCCGACTGGCTCAGAATCTTGATGCTTTGATTGATCGTGCAAATCCTGCGACTGTAGAAGATTTGGCAGTTGGTAAGAGCGTTTCCGATGCTTTAAAGAATCGGTTTAACGTCGAGAAAAAGAAAGTCTCAGCCCTGTACCAAAAAGCAAAAGAATCGGGAGAAACCGCAGAACCCGTTTCTGTTTCTCCGGTGGTTGACGTACTGAATAAATCTGTATCCGCAGAGGGAAACGCCCCCATCCTTGGCGCTGTTAAGCGAGAAGTTCAACGGCTTGGCGGGGCAATCCCCGATGAGGGAGGAAACCTTGTAGCTCGGGATATGAGCGTTAACGATTTGGAAGAACTTCGTAAGTTTGTCAATGCAAATATTGGCTATGAAGGCCCTAATCTGGCTTATGGGAAGCAGATTAAATCAGCCATTGACACAGCTACGGAGCAAGCAGGCGGAGATATTTACAAGCAGGCCCGTGCGGCTCGCGCTCGCCTAGCCAATGAGTTTGAAAATACCGCACTTACAAATTCTCTGATTGAGAATAAGCGCGGTACCAGCGAGCGCCAAGTTGCCCTAGATGATGTATACAAGAAAGTGATTCAGCAATCCTCACTTGAGGAATTGAATAAGACCCGTTCTAGTCTTCTCAAGGCTGGGCCAGAAGGCAAACAAGCATGGCAGGACTTGAAGGCTAAGACCATTCAAGACATTAAAGATCGCGCTTTCGGGAATACGTCTTTTGATCAATCTGGAAACCCTGTAGGGTCTCCGGCTAAGCTGTCTGCTGCGATCAAAGCTCTAGACCGTGAAGGAAAGCTAGAAGGGCTTTTTGGTAAGAAACAAGCCCAACAGCTTCGAGACTTGAGCGAAATTGCGAATGTCATCTATACCGCTCCCCCTGGGGCTGTGAACACATCTAACACAACTTCCGCTCTGCGGATTGCTCTTGATGCCACCGCTACGGCTGGTCTAACTGGTCTTCCAGTACCAGCAATGACGGCCATTAAAGAAGCGGCCAAATATGTAAAGAATCGAGAAGTCCGCACGCGAGTTAATCAAGCTCTTGGGGCAAGCAAATGATTGAAGAACTTATTCAACGGGTATTCACCACGCGAAACGCCGCCCATCTTGAGCACTGGCGCACAAAGTCATTTAGTGCTCATATGGCTCTAGGCGCTTTCTACGATGAGATTATCGATAACATCGATTCAATCGTAGAAGCACACCAAGGCGTGTTTGATTTGGTGGATATTAAATCTCTGCCAGCTCATCCGAGGGTAAAGGACATTGTTGAACATTTGCAGGAAGATCTAGTTTTCATCGGTGAGAATCGAAAGAAGATTACAAACAATCTCCCGGCAATAGATAATCTGCTTCAGACGCTTGAAGGGACTTATATGCATGCCCTTTACAAGCTGACTAAACTTTCTTGAGGCGACCATGATTGCAATCAACCAGCCGCTACCGCTTATTTCGACAACAAGGGAACGCCTCTAGACGGGGGTTATCTCTATTTCGGCACGGTTGACCTAAATCCCGAGACAAACCCGATTCAACTCTATTGGGATGCTGCTGGCACTCAGCCCGTCGCACAGCCCGTCCGCACACTGAATGGTTATGCTGTTCGCAGTGGCTCGCCTGCAGTCCTCTATGCCCCTTCTGAATACTCCCTGACCGTTCGTGATGCAAACGGCGTAATTCTCTACTACCTGACGAACGCGGCTATTTCCAACAGCGCCAATTTGCTGCGTGCTGATTTGGCATCTACATCTTCCGCGTCATTGGGCGCCGGGATGGTCGGGTTTAATCCAGCTCTGGCCTACTCAGCCGGCACGGTTGGTAAAGAACTACTTAAAGTAGAGAATCTACCAGTTAACGTCAAGGACTTTGGCGCAACTGGCGATGGTGTTACGGATGATACTGCAGCTATTCAGGCTGCTATTGATTCTCTTACTATTTCCCTGCCTTCACAAAACAGGTCTGGCGGAACGGTATTTTTCCCCGTAGGTAATTATAAGATTTCATCTATTACCGTTGGTTCGGGGGTGTCTATTGTTGGTAGTGGCACTAAGTCAACGCGCCTTTTTAGCGTTGGCGCTGCCACGATGATTAACTATGCAGTCCCGGCTGATACCAATCAGCCTCGAAACCTTATTTCCGGCATCTTATTTGATGGTGGTGGAACGTCAGGCTCCGGAGGGTCTCGCGTCACCAATACGGCTATTAATGTAAATGGGCTTAATTCAGCAACCATTCGTGATTGCTCATTTACTCGGTTTGCTGCTGCTTCAATTATCTCAACTACTCTAGTTGTTGATTTGGTTGTTGATCGCTGCTTTTTCTATTCAAACTATCGAGCAGCACAACACACTGGTGGCAATGCAACCACTATTCGGTATGTCCACTGCTATATCAGCTTCTCCGATGATGCCGGCATTACTTGCGCCGATATCATGGAGGCATATTTTGATAATTGCTTGTTTGAGAAATGCGGCCGTCCGGGTGCGTATATCTCTCAAACCTCAAACGCAACGGTCAGTTTCCGAAAGTGCTATTTCGAGCAGAATAACCTGCTAGGCCCTGCGACTTCCAATCTTGAACTAAATAGCTGTCTTGCTGCTGTTGTTGATGATTGCCATTTCGTCGCGTATGGCGGCGCGGCTGTGGGCTCTTCTAATATCTTTGTCGGCGCAGGAACTCAGCGCTGTGATATTAAGAACGCATTCTTCAGTACCGCGCCTGCTGCAGGCACTTCATACAATATTGCTGGTGATGCTGGGGCGAATCGGGTAACTGTCAGCAATGACGTACATTACGGCGCTGGTGGCTGGGGTAAATATTCCCCAACAATGCTAACTCGCATTGGTTCATTTCCGCAAACGTCTTCTCCTGCACAAACAATCCTAAGTTATTACGATGAGCGGAATTACGGAGAAACTGGTACTGTTGTGCCTACTGTTTACGGCGCGACAACTGCTGGCGTAACTACATATCAATATCAATATGGACAATGGACGCGAATTGGTCGTGTAATTTTCTTTAATCTACAGGTTAAATGGCTTACCGCAACTGGCACAGGGGCCATTCTTATTGGGGGGCTTCCATTTACCTGCAAAACCGGCCCTATTCCTGCTGTTAATGTGGGCCAAATGACAATTTCAACAGCATCTAGCATGCCATCGGGGACTATTTCTCAGGGCGCTCCAATTATTTCATTGACTCAATATAGCGCAGGTTCTACCGTTGTTGTTCCCATGACCGGATCTGGTGAAATCTATATTTCTGGTCATTACATGACAGACTAATAATGAAACTTGAGCTTGTCCGCAAATCATTCACCGATAAATCAACCATTGGTAAGCTTTATATCAATGATGTTTATGAATGCATGGTTTTAGAGGATGTGGTTAGGGATTCAAAGATACCCGGAGAAACAGCTATTCCATACGGCGAATATGAGGTAAAGATTACCTACTCACCTAGGTTTAAACGTGATCTCCCCTTACTCCTAAATGTCCCTAATTATGAAGGCGTGAGAATCCACACGGGGAATACATCCAAAGACACCGAAGGTTGCTTAATCGTCGGCCAGATCGCAGGACAAGATATTGTCTGGCAGTCCCAAATGGCATTTAACGCTCTCTTCCCCAAGCTGAAAGCTGCTCAGGATCGAGGCGAGAAAATCACTATTGAGGTAAAGCAATGAGCTGGTTAGAACAGATCGCCCCGACTATTGCCACTTCTGTTATAATCTCCGGCAACAGCAACTGTTGGAGCAATAATGGTAAAAGATCATACTGGGACTCGTTTTGGCCGTCTTGTTGTGCTGAAGCAAGAAGAGAGTAGAGGCGGGAAGCGTAGATGGTTTTGCGTTTGTGATTGCGGGAATACGACAACCGTTTCAGCTTGCAGTCTAACGATGGCTAAAACAACATCATGCGGATGCAGAAAAAAAGAAGCGGCTAGAGAAAATTGCAAAAAGCATGGAATGAAACCAACGCATGGGTTAACTAATACAAAAATACACAGAACATGGCTATCCATAAGGGCGCGAGTTAAGCCTGAATATAAGGACGCAAAAAATTATTACTACAGAGGAATTTATTTGTGTGAGCGATGGGAAAAGTTTGAAAACTTTTTAGAAGACATGGGCCATCCGCCCGCTGGCGCATCCATAGATCGGATTGACGTTAACGGTCCGTATAGCCCAGAAAATTGCAGATGGGCAACGGCAAAAATGCAGCAAAATAACAAGACAAATACTAGATATTTGTGTATGGATGGGAAGAAAATTTCTCTAATGAATTTTGCAAATAGTTTTGGCATTAAAAAAAATGCAGCCCAATCTTTTTTTAGTGTCTTAAAAATCATTAAGCAATCTGGATCGGCTGTTGAAATATGGAGCGACCATGGACTGGCTTAAGCAACTTGCACCAACGATTTTCTCGTGCCTTTGCGAGCCCATTGGCTGGCCTTGCCGTATCTGCGGTGTCCAAAGCTATGGGGGTGCCAGAAGATGACGCAAAGTCCATGCTTGAGAGTGCAAAGCTTTCCTCTGAGCAGATCGCACAAGTCAAGCTGGCGGAAATCGAGCTACAGAAACAAGCTCAATCCCTCGGTCTAGACTTTGAGAAGCTGGCAGTAGATGACAGGAAGTCGGCCCGCGATATGCAGGCGGCCACTCACTCTGTTTGGCCTGGGGTTTTATCTGCGATTACTACCACAGCGATCATCGCCATCATCGGGGCCAGGATGCGCGGAATGACCCTTCCGGACGATTCAACTACTGTGCAGCTTATCGGCAGTCTCACGACTGGATGGGGCATGTGTCTAGCCTATTGGTTCGGGACTACTCGCGGCAGTCAGACTAAGGATCAGCTTTTGTATTCGCAGGGGAAATCTACTTCCCCTTAAAGTCAAACCGCCGCAGAGCAAAGCGCAGCGCTACGACACCGACAACTACAGCGGCCAGGATGCCGAGGGCGAACCAGATCATGGCTTTGCCTCCCCGATAGCAGCGGCAGCGCGGACGATGGCGCGGCGAGCATTGCCAGCGCGGTCGTTGCCTTTCTCTAGACAGCCTGCAATGTCGTGCCTGAACACCTTTACGACTGGTCCGGCAATATCGATGCTCATCTCAACCTTCCCCGCCAGCCTGAAGGCGTCACCATCGTCGTATAGCGGGTCCCAAGTAAGCTGGTCGGTTCCGCCCACTTCTCCGTCACTGCCATACCAGACGATTGGGCCGGTGATTGTCATGTCCTCTTCGTCAAAGAACTGTGCAAAGTCTTCATCGGTTGCTGGGCATGAATACGGCCACTGGTCGCGGGTCATAAACACACCCGCAGCCTTTGCGGCAAGTGTCAGCAATTCACAATCTGTCTTCATTCCTTGCTCCTTGCGGGATCAGGTTGGGTGGGTGAATTTCTTCAGTCAATGCCAAGCTCTTTTTTGATGCGGTCCTGTTGAGCCCGGCGCCATGCCTCTTGCAGCTCAACGGTCGGGGTTGGGCGCCCACTGGCATCAAGCCAATTGCGAGCGTCAATGATTGCGTCCCGCAGATTGCGCCGGGCCGAGATAAACCCGGCAGCCCCTTCGCCAAGCAAATGGATCGTGTAGCGGTCCTTGGCATCCTTCCACCAATAAGTGCCGGGCGGAATGTCGCTCACTTGAGGGTGTTCGGGTAGATCAATCCAGGCCATGGTTATGTCCGGCAATGGTGCAGGGGATGGGCTTAGGCTTCTTCCACGCCGTCCATGCCCTGCTCACTGACGTGCTCGAAGGCGTCGTCAAGCATGCGGGTGATGGGCGTGCTGCCGTCCTCTTCCTCGCAGTTCAGCGCGGCGGCGACGGATTCCGCAAACACGGCCTCGTCGGTGATCTTCAGCGGGCAGCCGTCCTCTTCGAGGGCGTCGAAATAGGCGCAGTGCCGCGCCGCGTGCGCGAGGGTGCTGATGCGCAAGCTGATGACCAGCTTGCCGTCGATGATCTGTGCCTCGCTCTCCATGCGAGCGCAAGGGGTGTCGGTGTCGTTGCTCATGGTCATCCTGGTGTGGCAATGGGGGATGGGATTCAGCGCAGGCTGAGGGCGCCTTGGCCGAACGGCTTGTTGCAGCACACGCATGTGGCTACCCCTGTTTCCGCTTGGCGCTCCAGGTTCCTGGCCGTGACCTCTGCAAGCTGCCGAACTCGCGGCAGATCGCTTTCCGTCACGCTCGCTCGCCAGTCAGCCGCTGCCTTCAATAACGCCTCGCGGCGCTCAGTGGTGGCCATCACAGCCACCGATGGATGGTGATGTGGGCGCACCCACGGTTGAAGGTGCGCTCGATGAGCGCGTCTTGGTATTGGGA